GTTGACGACGCCGAGAACAACAAGTTGCCGCCGCCCGTCGCTCCTGGGCCGGACGAGGTTTCCTCGACCTCGTCCGGCCCACCCATGAAGGTGTGCGAGGGCGAGTGTGGTCGGACGCTGCCGCTGATGGAGTTCAACGCTCGCCAGCGCTCATGCCGCGACTGCGCCGGCAAGGTGCGCCGTGCCAAGGCAGCCGAGAAGCCAGGTGCTGCTGAGAAGCGCGTGCGCAAGCTGCCGGTCGAGTACACGCCCGAGCTGGGCCGGTTGGTGTGCGACCACCTCGCCGAGGGCGAGACGCTTGCCGATGTCTGCGTGATGCCTGGGATGCCGGCGCGCAGGGACATCGCGCGCTGGCTCACCGAGGTCGACGAGTTCCACATCGCCTACAGCATTGCCCTGGCCGTGCGGGGCGATGCCCGTGTCGACGCCATTGCCAAGAACACGCGGGACATGCGCTCAGGCGCGCTCGACGTGGCCATCGGCCGGGAGGTGAACGCCAACCTGAAATGGCTCGCCGGCAAGGACAACGCGAGATACGCCGACAAGGTCACCATCGACCAGACCATCCGCCCCGGCCAACCCGAGCCCGAGGCCGAGCAGGTGACCAAGGCGTGGATCGCGCGCGCCATCGCGGCCTCGCCGAATGTCATCGAGCTGAAGCCCGAGCCGTCGCAGGACGAGGAGGGCGCGGCATGAGGTTCGCGACGCCCGACATCACCTTGCTCGATCAGTACGACGGGCTCATCGCGGCGCTCGACGAGTGCTCCGAAGCAGAGCGCATCCAGCGCATGCGCTACCTCGCGCGCACCGATCTGTTCTTCCTGGTCCGCTACGTCTGCAATCGGCCCGACCTGCACCATCAGTTCTTCTTCGAGCGTGCGCGGGAGCTGCAGGCCGAGCCGTTCGGCTATTGCGACCTGTGGGCCCGCGAGCACGGCAAGTCGAGCTGGGGGACGTTCGGGCTAACGCTGTTTCAGATCATCAACAACCCCGAGATCACGGTCGGGATCTTCAGCCACACGCGTCCGATTGCCAAGGCGTTCCTGCGGCAGATCAAGCGCGAGCTGGAGGTCAACGAGGTTCTGAAGAGCCTGTTCCCGGACATCTTCTGGGGCGACCCGCAGCACCAAGCGCCAAAGTGGTCTGAGGACGACGGGCTCATCGTCAAGCGCGAGGGCAATCCGAAGGAGTCGACGGTCGAGGCGTGGGGCCTGGTTGATGGCCAGCCGACGGGTCGGCACTTCGCGGATCGGTGTTATGACGACGTGGTGGTGCTGGGCTCGGTCTCGACGCCGGAGATGATCGCCAAGACCGACGAGGCGTTCCAGCTCTCGGACAACCTGGGCTCGGTTGGCGGCACGATCCGGGTGTACGGCACGCGCTACGCCTACGGCGACAGCTACGAGGGCATGCTGGCGTCGTGCGCGCTCAAGGCCCGCATCTACGCCTGCACCGTGGACGGCACCGACAACTTCGAGCCCGACAACTGCGTGCTGATGAGCCCCGAGGTGTTGCGCGCGAAGAGGACGACCCAGGGGCCCTATATTTTCAGCGCGCAGATGCTGCTGCGGCCCCAGGGCGACACCAGCATGGGCTTCAAGCGGTCGTGGCTTGCCTACATGGAGGGCCAGCCGCATGCGAAGGGCCTCGACGTCTACTTGCTGTGCGACCCGGCGCACTCGAAGAAGGGCAGCGACTACACGGTGATGATGGTCATCGGCATTGGCTCCGATGGCGTCTACCGCCTGCTCGACATGATCCGGGACCGGCTCAATCTGACGGAGCGCATCACGGCGCTGTTCGAGATGTGGGGCCGCTGGCGCCCCCGCAAGACCGGCTACGAGAGATACGGTCTGCAGGCCGACATCGAGGCCATCAAGCGGGAGCAGCACGAGCGCAACATCGTGTTCCCCATCACCGAGCTTGGCGGCAGCACGCCCAAGGTGGATCGCATCCGCAGGCTCGTTCCACTGTTCGAGTCCGGCAAGATTCTGCTGCCGTACTCGCTGCACTACACGCAGTACGACGGAAAGACGGTGGATCTGATCCGCGCGTTCGTGGAGGAGGAGTTCGTGACGTTTCCGGCGGGGGCGCATGATGACATGTTGGATTGCTTTGCGCGCATTCTCGACCCCGACCTGAAGGCGCGGGTGCCGCTTTCGGATGCGGAGCGAGGCGCGCGCGGCCGGGTGCCCAAGGTGATCGGCTCCGCCGAGGCGCGCAAGCGGGGGCTGGGCGTGTACGCGAGGCATCCGAGATGAGCACGCTGGAGACGCTCCCCCACAACGGCGCGGGCCTCGCCTTCGACCAGGCGTTGGGGAAATGGTGCGCCTTCGCAGCCGACGGCTCGCTGGCTGGATACAGGCGCAGCGAGGCTGCGGCACGGGCGCTGGCGGCATCGCTGCCGGTGCCGGAGATGGAGCCCATTGTCCCGTTGCACCGGCTTGCCGTGAGCCCGAAGGCGCGCGAGCGGGGCGTTGGTGCGGGCATGGACGTGTACGTGGAGGTGCCGGAGCCGGACGACGGCGCTCCGAGCAAGGCCATGTCGCCGGCAAGGGCGAGGTCGGGTGCCGGACCATCTGACCGGCATCCCGAGCTGCAGCCGCGACCGAGAAAGGAGACTTGAGATGGCGGACTCGGATGCGCTTGCCGAGCTGATGCGCGAGATCGACGCGGGCCTCCATTCGACGGGGGAGGTTCCCGGCCCGCGTCTGGTGCCCTCATCGAGGGGCGCCGGCATCCGCGGCACTGCCAAGCCGCGACGCGAGCTGACGTGGGCGGAGGCGTATCTCAGCCGCAAGCGAGAGAGCGCGCGGCAGGCCCATCAGGAAGTGTACGGCAGATTGCCGCGAGGCAGGACGTAAGGACCGAAACAGGAGACGACATACCGTGACGACAGCATCCTCTCTGGAATCCCGGACGGCTCAGGACGAAGCGCGCCGACCGCGCGCACTCATTTTCGTGAAGGACGAGAACCTTGCTGTTCTCCGGCGCCTCGTCCGCGCTCAGGCCGATGCGCTGCCCGTCGGCGACGCCGACAAGCGAACGGCGACGACGATGGCCGGCTCATGGAGCGCGCCGACTCGCTCGATTGCTGGCTGTACGAGCGGCCGACGGGCGATCTGAGGGAGGTCGGGCCGGTCGACGACCATCAGTTCGAGGGAGCGCTACCGCGAGGCAGATGAGACGCAGATGAAGGGACACAGGATGACGGCGACTTTGCAAGAACAGCTCGACGAGGTTGATCGGATGCTCAGGGTTCACACGATGCCTGGCCACCTGGCCAAGGACATCGAGCGCGGCCTGGAGGCTCAGCGCGAGCACGCCCGCCAGAAGGCCAAGCTGGAGGCGGAGAGGGCGGAGCTTGCTGAGGCGGTGAAGCGGCAGGTGAGTGCCGAGGAATACACGAAGCGGCGCCGGGAGCGCGAGGCCGAGGAGGCGCAGACCGCGGCGGCTCAGCAGGCGTTGCGCGAGGCGGTGGATGCCTACCTCACGAGCTACGCGAGCATCGTGGCGGGCCTCCGGCAGGCGGCCGAGGGCACCGCGGCGGCGCTCGCCGAGATGAAGCGGATCGGCCAGTGGGCGGCGTCCTTGAGCGCGGACGGGAGGCAGCCCGACGCGACGAACACCCTGCAACTCGCGACTGACCTCTCCTTGCTCATTCCTCGCGCGTACAAGGATGGGGTGCCCAGCCACAAGTTCCGCTTGGGCGTGCTCGAATGGCCGTCCGCCGCGGATGCCAAGTATCCGCCGGGCGCGGACCACGTCGAGGCGGAGCGGCAGCGCCTCACCCGCCATATTCTGCCGCTCTGCAAGGGCTGAGTCGACAACGGAAGGAACGAGATCATGAGCGACAACAGCAATCCAAACCACATGTCGGTGGGCGGGGAGAAGGAGCGCGCCGGCCTCGGCTGGTCCGGACGTGATGACAACTGGAATCAGGGCGCAGCCAAGGAGGCACCGGCCACGCCGGCGCCGACCGAGGGCTCCGAGACCGAGCCCGGCGGCGCCGAGTTGTTCGTCGGCTTCGACGAGGGCGACATTGCGAACATGCGAGACCAGCTGGCGCGGAAGCTGTCCACGTTGGAGCAGTTGCAACGCATCTACGGCCTGGACGACCGGGAGGTGGCGGAGCTGGCGGGCGAGGCGCCGGTTGCCAGGGCAGCGGGCAAGACCGAGCCGGCCTCGACCACGGCGAGCGTCGAGGCGCGGCTCGTCGAGATCAGGAAGCTGCGCCACACCGACAGCAAAAAGTATTGGTCTGACGAGATCCAGGCCAAGGAGCTGCGGCTGCTCGGGGAGCGCGACGCCGGCAAGGCGGACGCCGCACATGATGCGGCGATCCAGGGCTTCCTGGACACGCTGAGGCCCGGCATGGAGGACGCCGCGAGCATGGAGAGCGGCTTCGACAAGCTGTTCCCGACGTTGCCGAGCGAGGACCAGGACCGGATCAGGCAGGAGGTCGCCTTCCCGACTGAGCCGGTGCAGCCGGCGAGCGAGAAGGAAATTGCCGCATTCGCGGAGCGGCCGGAGGGCGCGGCGTTGGTCAAGGAATGGGGCCGGGCAGCGCCTCAGAGGGTCGCGGCGTTCCAGACGCGTCTGAAGGCGATGGTGAGGGCCGACACGACCGGCAAGTTGGCGGCCTGGTTCGCGGGGCGATCGCCCGAGGAAGCGCGGGCAATCGCGCGTGCGTTGGTGAGGGGCTGACGATGCCCGTATCAATTCGAGCGCGCGGCAGGTTGCCGTTGGTGACGCGCACCCTAGCGCCGCCTACCGAGCACGAGATTGAGGTCCGCACGATACGCCAGGAGGCCAAGGCCGAGCGCCGGCAGCTCGCGACGGAATGGTACCGCCGCACCTCGCCCACGACGATGGCCACCTGACAGGCTGACACGAGATGGCAGCCACAGGGCGGTAATGGCATTCGCCCAGTGGCGCCGCCGGCGCCATTCTCTACAGCATCGCGCGGGACTCATTTGGTCGGACAGCTCCGGTCAGGCTTGGAAGAGCATGATGCCGCGAGGCACCGTCCGCTTTCCTCCCGACACCTGACGTCG